GTAGTCAGCACAGTAACTTGCGTAGGAGGGGCAAGTGCAAGCTCGTGTATGAGGAGTTTAAACTCATGCCAGTTATAGTCTGTCTCTATACGTTGCATACTACGATAAATATGTTCCCCAAATTTTAACTCTCAACCATGGATACAACTAAAAGATTTCGCGATATTGGGCTTTCATATGTGACCACGTATGATATGCCCAGCCAAGCCTTCCCAAGCTACACTGAGTCTGCTAAAGAATTTTTCTCTGCTATGTATTCAATTATTTGTTACTATTTAAATATGTTATATGAAAGCTTTTTAGGCGCATATGACATTTTATTTGTGGTAGCATTGGTTGCCTTTCTTCTTGTCGCTGCAATCTATGTGATTTGCGGATACTTTTGGATTTGGTTCCGAATTCGCCCGTACTGGCGTTGGATTCGGGGCTATTTCTATTGGTATACCGACAAGGCAGAAGCTGCTAAGTTGCATCGCGACAGTGATGTACTAGCGCATACACTCATCACGAGTGATGAATCATTTAATGATGATTGCGTCACCATTGTGATAGAAGCCGATAAGGTAGAGAGTGTCGTTGGTGGTGTTGAACATGATCAAAGTTTGGTCAAGGATCGACGCCATAGACGTCTGCCGCACAAGAAGAGTCTCCGCAATGACTATGTTGGTGCAGTCATTGCCGAGATTAAAATGAAGCTCGGTACTCCGGTTTACCGTGATGCTAACGTTGCAGTGGTCAGACGGTTAGCACGCAGTATAATGGAAGCACATGGAGTGCGTCCAACACACCAGGTACAAGTCATCAATACTATCCTAAAGGGGGTCTTTATCCCATCTCAGGATGAAATTGATGTGAGCGACATGTTGTCACGACCGTATGCAGTTGATGCACGCAGTCGTGTCAATATGGGCAATCTCAATTGAGGGCGCTTGGTGCGGTTACCAGGTTTGAGTCATGATACTAATCTAACTCATCCCGATCTGGTGGTAACTAAGCACACAGCGGTGCCAACCATCCGTACATTGTATTGTGTTAGCAATGTCGGACCAGAACTCAATTTGCGTATCAACAACGCAGATATTAACACACTGAAGACTGCGTTATTAACACGTATGTACTTCTGTGAGGTCAAGGGTGAATTTGTTGAACCACCCAATCCCAGCAACAAAGACGTTAACGATACGTTGTTTGAATTCCGATCAGCATTGTGTAATAAGTTAAAACGAGCCACCCCTGTTTCCCTCAACGATACAGTTGAGATGTACAAGGGTCGTAAGAAGGCAATTTATACACAAGCTATGGAAAGCTTACAACAAAATTGTGTGTCGCGTAAAGATGCTGTTAGTGTAGCATTCGTTAAATGCGAGAAGGTAAATCCTACCAAGGCACCACGTTGTATACAACCTCGTGATCCGCGGTATAATCTCGCGTTAGGACGTTACATTAAGCCAATAGAGCACAAAATATATCGTGCGATTCAGAAGGTCTATGGGGATGGACCTACTGTAATCAAAGGTTATAATGTGCAACAAGTAGCACGTATCATGTGTGGCAAATGGAATAGTTTCCGACAACCAATAGCTATTGGGTTGGATGCTACAAAATTTGATATGCATGTTAGTGCTGCAATGTTAAGATGGGAACATTCAGTTTACCAACACATATACCCAAACGATCACCATTTGAAAGAACTGCTAAGTTGGCAAGTTCATAACATTGGACGTGGATATAGTGATGATGGTAGTCTGAAATATAAAGTTGAAGGTAAACGGTTCAGTGGTGACATGAACACAGCACTCGGGAATTGCATTATTATGTGTGGAATGGTACACGCGTATGCAAAATCACGGGATGTCTCTATTAAGTTGATGAATAATGGAGATGATTGCGTAGTATTCATGGAGGCTGAAGATGAGGAGCGATTTCAACGTGGAATTGATGAGTGGTTTTTGAAATTAGGATTCCGTATGACTGTAGAACCAACTTGCCATAATCTAGCAGAAATTGAATTCTGCCAGATGCATTGCATACGCACTGCAAATGGT